GGATACAGAGTAGTTCCACACATTAGGTAGTTCATTTCTTTTTCTAGCTACGTAATCATCAATAACCTCAGGTATAACAACCTGCTCCCATACATCAACGCTATTAGCTACAAGCGTTCCGTCTGGAGAAAAGTACTCACCAGCTTGTACGTCTACAGTGTACCCTTCTTGTATAGCAAGGCTTGTGTAATGTATGTTGTTGTTTGACAACACCCACTCTTCTAAAGGATTATATCCATAGGGCTCAGATATACGCTGAGCCACCCCGATGTTAAAACTGAGGCGGTCATTTGCATTAAGTCTTAATCTCTGAGAACCTTCAAAATATTCTACATCAGCAAAACCATCTTGTAAATACTCAACCTTAGCAATCCAATTTTTAGCTACATAACGAAGGAAATAATCCTGATCAACAAAGTTTCTACCTTGCTGTCTACGCCAGTCAGCTTCAAACAGAAATTCAAAACCTTTTACCCTACCAATAGTAGCGGCGTCACTATATGATTTTTCTGTTCCATCATAGAATACATTAGCTCTATTCTCATAACCAAATCTAGCAATCTTACGTACACCAGCTGTAAATGAATAATCAAAAGGAGTTTCTAATACATCAGTCTGCAGCCCATTAGTTACAGAATATATATTATCATCAGCTATAGAGTTACCTCCGCTAAACGCCGTATAGAATGTAGCAAACTTAAACGTCTTTTTTACAGTTTGTCCACTAGCTGTAAATGTTGCAAGAAGAAACACCACTAGCATTATCAGAGCATATACAACTGAAGTTAAATCCTTTTTTTCTGTCATCACACTTCGAATCCGAAATTCAACAACATAAATCTAAAACGCTTGTCTTTACATCCTGCTTCGCAAAATAGACATGCTTTAATTTGAAATACAGTTATAGTCCCAAGTCTAAATGAGATCTCGTACTTCTCTTTTTTGTTACCAGCATTCCAGCTGTTTATCCAATCAATCTTCATGATTTTATTATTTTTTTGTTAATAGTTATTCCGTTATAATTAATTAAAACCTGATACATACCGTTAGGTAAGTCTGTAAGGTCGATTACTTTCTCTGTAGTACCCGCCACTACAAGCTGCCCAAATATATTATATAGGCTTGTAATAGAGCCCAAGGGGGCCTGTATATTCAGCACACTGCTTGTAGGGTTAGGGTATACACTTATATCTCTTGTGGTTTCTTGTATTCCTTGTGGCCATCCTTGCTCACAGTATGAGTATAGCTCTGCACAGGTGTCATCCCATCCAACTTCACAACAATATGGATCAATATCTATAATCCATGCATAACACCCATCGTTGTACCAATATGGATTGCCAGGTCCTGTAATGCATCCTGCATCATATAAACAGGCTTCTTCATTAGAGGTATTAGCTAACTCATTGTAATTAAATGCGTTAGGGTCCATACAGTCAACCAATACTTCAATACAAGAGTCTTCAAGCTCTGTATTGGCTAACTCGTTGTAATTGAATGCGTTAGGGTCCATGCAGCCATATATATAAGGTATGCAGCTTCCATTCTCTGTATTGGCGTCTGGGTTGTAATTAAACTGCGTAGGATCTGTGCACCCAAATATTACTGGGGTACACTCTCCAGGATCTGTAGCCGCTTCATTATAATTAAATGCTGTTGGGTCTTGACACCCTACTACCTCAAGTTCATCACATACTCCGTCACTATCATCATCATTCACACAATTATTGTTGCAATCATAATACTCAACTGGATAATTACAATCAGAATTTGTATTAGCTTCAGAGTCGTAGTTACAAGCAGTGTCGTCTGTGCAACCATATATATAAGGTATACAGCTGTCTCCACAATAAGGTGTAAAGTGATACACCGTCCACTCTGGAGCGCTAAAAGGCTGTAAAGCTTCTTGACCGTTATTTAAGAAAGGATTAGATCCTTCAGATAATAAAGTATCTCCATTTTGATTAATTGCATAAACCGAATTATGTAATGTTTGGAATGCTAGCTCTTGTGCAGAAGATTGTTGGCCTCCGTCTTGGAAATAGTATATATCCACCTCTTCGTCTGAATCAAGCATAATATTCCACGACTCTGAAAATATACCAGGACCTATAGTAAACAACCACTGTTGCTCTCCTTGCTTCATACCTATTCCAGACATACCCCATCCATCACCAGCGTCATCTTCTAGGATAATTTGTATACTGCAAGGACCGTTTAAGTCGTCTATTGTTGCAGTGCTGTCATAATTCATAGCTTCTGGATCTGTGCATCCCCATGTATGTAACGTCATACAAGTATCTTGAGCTTCGGCAAGAGGATTATAATCTATATAATCATCATCCATACATCCAACAATAGGAGGTACAGGTGGACAAGGTTCTGTAAAAATAGCTCCAGAATACATTGTATTACCGTCATCAAATTCCGTAAATGCTAAATCCTCCAACTCCCATATAACACTATCGCAAGCAGTAATGACACAAGCCCCATCTTCTCCTCCTGAAGTAGAGCCGTTCAATCCATCCCCATACTGATCTACTAGAATTAATTCAAAACCTAGAGCTACACAGAAGTCATATGTATATGTAGCAAGCTGATCGCCAAAATCAAACTCTCCAGGGATTACCTGCTCATACGGCTGACCATTAGCTATATTAACTAGTGTAAACCCAGTTTCACCAGGCCAAGTATCTAGAGTTAGCTGCATAGATACAAGCGTTTCAAGTGAGTCACAACTTACAACTTCGCAACTACCATCGTCTTGATTGGCCCAAGGATTGTAATTATCTGCTTCGACATTTGTACAACCAGGTAGTATCGGTACACATGGTTCTAATTGAAAAGATGTCGTAGCAGTAGGGCTATCAAATTCATAGTCGAATATCTCTAATCCGCAGTTGTTCGTTAATGAATACCACCCTTGTCCGAAACCACAGCATATACCATCACCAAAAGAATCGTATATAATGAAATCATAATCACCTGACGGTAAGTATATAGTATTATTATGTAGTGTATTGTTTTGATAAGGCGGGCTTACAGCCACTACCTCTCCATTATGTACAATTTCCCATGATGTCTCACCAGCATAATTATCTGTTTGTACTGTTACATTTAACCAACTTGCATTATCAGGCTGAGCAAATAATAAAGACGGTAAAAGAAATATTGCTAAAAGAATGTTTCTCATATTGAAATATTTATACTTTGTGTTGCTGGTATTTGAAAGGTTGTTGTATTTGCTGACCCTAAACTAAAAGAAATAGTTGGAGATGCTGGAATTGTATATGATACAGTCATTATAGAAGTTTATCAGTTATATCTTGATTAACAATAAAGTCTCCCGTTAGCCAGGTTTGTTCAGTTACAGCTCCTGAAGAATCGGTCCCTGACGCCTGTAGGTCATACACATATTCCCCTTCAGGGATAGGGTCTGTAAACTCTCCTAACCCCTTAATAATAAGCTCACCTGTGGTGGTGGTTGCAGTTACGGCAATACCTCCTGGCTGTGTACCAGCTTGGCTTAAAACAACATTGTTTCTATTTACTCTAGAGTCAGAAGTTCTTATATCCATATTAAAAGTATAATCAGTTAAATCTACTGCCGCCCCAGAAGAATCCGTAACATTCACTGTTAATATAAAACTATCTCCTCTACGGACAGTCATATTAACTTGTTTAGATATATCAAAATTTACTGAAGTTGCCATTATTCAAGTGTTTTAAGTGGTTTTATTAATGAAGCTAAAGGTTCAACCATTGGACCTCTTTGATCCTTTCTCTGAGCTAGAAGTTTTGACTGCTCAACCGCTTGCTTTTTCACCCTCTCATCTTTTCTGTTTTCTTTTAAAACCTCAAGCTTTTCTTTAAATTCTTGATCTTCAGTCTTGAAGCCTAAAGTTGCTTGAGCTTTAATTATTTCTATCTCTTTTCTAAACTCATGCATTACTTTACCTACTTCTAATTCAGCCATTGCTTTTGCCTTAATTTTCTGAAGTTCAACCTGCCCTTCTGCTTGTAGTTTTTGAGCCTCTGCTTGTGCTTGTGCTTGCTGGAGTTGCATTGCGGCCTGCTGCTGTTGTTGCTGGATTTGCATTTGCTGCTGTTGCATTATAGCCATTCTTTTCTTCCTTCTAATTATAAGCAGCCTCTGAGCTTGACTAATATCTTTCAACTCTCTAATTGCTAAAACATCTTCAAGGTCTAATTCTTTTTGGCCTAAGGAAACTTGAAGCATCTGTTCAAGAGCCATTTTATCTTGAGTTTCCATCTCCTTGATAACCTTTACCCCAAAATTGTACATTGATAACTCACCAAAAGAGGTTAGCACATTCATGTTCTCTTCACCTATTGCGTTAGAATAAGATTTATATACTGCAGATTCTTGCGGAAGTATTTGTAAGCACTTTACAATATCCTTACAAACCTTCTTAAATAGAATCATAGAAGCATTGGTGATATTATATATAGCGTTGTTACTGGCTTGCATAGCTTGTTCACGAACTCCTACTAATGCGTCAGCTTTAGGTGTTGTTGCGTCCATAACCTCATTAATGCCAGTAGCATCCCTTATCAATCTTAGGTAATGGTTATATAAACCTATAAGCTCATTAATATTTCTTATGCTATTTCCTATTTCACGAACTGGAGGGTTTTGGAATCCTCCCTCTGGATTCTTACTTCTATAGTAGAACACACCAGTCTGCTCATAAATATCATGCAGGTCTAGTGGTTGTAATTCACCACCTTTACCTAACTGTACGTTTTCTAGTCCTTCAATATCTATAATAAGTCCATCTGGCTTAGCTTTAGCAATAGCTTGTTGTATTTTTAGATGAGTTATCTGAAGCATATCAGCAAAACCTATACAGCTATCAACAAGAGACTTTGGAACCATCTCCATTATATTTACAGCTACAGAGGAATAAGACATCTCCGCTTTTGATATATCATGTATGTTTTTAGGTACGTTCTTTTTGCGCTCGTAGTTAAATAAGTAACCGCATCCCAATACATAACTACCACCATAAACTGTTTCTACATTCATCTGATGAGCAGTTCTGTCATACACAGACCCATGCTTTTCTTTATAATTATATCCTTTATAATAAAAACCAGTATTTCCATACTGATTTTCTTTTTCTTCAAAATGTATACAGTCTACTGCTAAGAATTCAAAGTCTAAAACGTCAACCATATAATCATCATATCCATGATGGGTTGTATTTTTTATGTTATCGTAATAAGAGTAGTTAAGAAGAGAGCTTTCGTTCCCATACCTTCCAGAAACTTTGTTTGCTATCTTTTCGTATTGTTTTTCCGTAAGCTGATCACCAGCTAACCTTTTTAACTCTTGTATAGAAATCCTCTTAACGTGACCAGCATATACAAGATCATTCATTCCTGGATCTTCAGTATAGCTATGAACAAACTTAGACGGATCTACATAATCTGTCTTTATCCCATAATTAGGATCGTTGTCTCTTTTAACAACAGCCATTCCACACGTAACAAGATCATTTACACATCGACGAAGAATGTTATCATTAAAATCATTCCACTCTAAAGTCATCATAGCCCCAACTTGTGCTGCAACTTCAGCATCTGTTTTAATATTTGTGCCCATGAAGATTTCAGCCTCCTCTAATGTGTCTGGTATTTGCTCAGGATCTTCAGCTATAACCATACCAGTCTTCTCCTTTAGCTTCATTAGCTCTGGCTTAGCCATTATTGAGGCCTCGATATTCTTTTTCTCTAAATCTTTCTCAGAAGAAGATATAGGATCTATAGCTTCTACATTAGGTTGAGGGTTTCTAGAAAGGATATTATTTACTACAATTTTTACAAACTTCGGCAGTATCGGTACTGGAGTGTAGTCTAGATTAAGTAAAGTTCCGTTATTACCATTAGGGTCTAAAGAAGTTAATAGCTTCTTGTATGGAGTTGTGTCTTGAGTTCCATTTGCATATTTTCTACTTCTGGCAAATGTCTCTTTTTTAGTCTTTAGTGAAGAATAAGTATCTGTTCCACTACCCCATTGGTTTTCAATAGCTTTTGCGTATTGAAGGCCGTACTCTTGCATAGCCTTTTCATCTGCGTGAGCTAAAGGATCTGGAAAACCTTTTGATTTTTTGCTCGGATTGTTGCTGCTATACATTATTTTATATATAATCTCATTTTTGCAAATATACTAAACGTATGGTTATCATTAATAAACCTTGAATCGTCTAAAGAATTTTTTATCATTAAAATCGGCGGGTTTTCTTTTAGGTCTCCCTTTCTGTGCAGCCAATAAAGCCAACCCAGAACTAATAGTAAGGTCAAACTTTGTTCTATTATTAATTTGATACCCAATCCAATCTTCTAATGTACGATTAAAATACATCTTGCCAAACTCCCCCGTATCATAGTTTATACCAACATAATTATGAATATACGCCTCTATTGCATGCGCATGAGCCTGTATAACGTCTTGAGAGTTAGACGGTATACCCTTTGTTTTAGATTTCACTACCGAAGAATTAGCAGCAAGAAGATGTTTTGGTCTATCCATTAGGTAGCCATCATAACCTCTTGATTCAAAGTATCTTGCGATACCGTACTTATTGTTTTCAATTAAGATAGGGTAACCGTAAAATACAGCAGCCATAAGTACATCTTCATAAAAGATTTTAGCTAACGGTGGACGAGAGGCATACTCTAGAACAAACGTATTAGACGGATGTTCCATATTGAACTTGTTGTATAAGTGCAAGGCTCCTTTTGAGCCTCTACCATCTACCGTTTCATCAAGATCATATGAGTCAACGCCACCGCATCCTATATGGGGATTAGGCGGTACTTTTTTACCTCTGTTTAATGCTGACTTATTTCTAACGTCTTCTGGAGGTAGCCAAGATATTCTAAACCTTCCATTTGGATCTGGAGAAAAAACAACCTCAGTATCCCTTTCTCCGTCCTTCCAGTTAAGGTTTCCTATAACGACTGGATTAGGAAACAACTCATCATTAAACTGAATTTGTTCGTATATCTTACCAACATTAAATAAGCTTCCTTCAATACTATCTCTAAAAGCTTCGTCTTCTGTAAAAGGAAACTGTCTAATAACCTCATTTAATTCAGAGGCGTCATGCTTTAAACTATCTCTTTCGTTTTTAAGATATTGCCTTGATCCCTTGTTAACGTCTTCTCCATCAATACCAGGAATAGACTCATCTGGATTTTCAATAACTGGATTACCGTAAAGATCAAAAAACCCTTCAAGCGATTCGTCAGCTGGAATAAACAACCTGTAAAGGCCAGTTAGAGTTCTACCGTTTGCGTTTCTTTCGCTTGGATTCGAATCCTTCCATAGATCCTTGTATTCTTTCCCACCCTTGTCCATTGGGTTCACGGTGCTTCCGACCAGCGCTTTTCCGACTATTTTTCTTCCGACGATCAAACAAGTCCTCTGAATCCTCCAAGCGTCTCTTATGTCTGTAGGTTTTTCCCATTTTCCTGCCTCATCTAGATACAATATGTGTAGCTTCTCACCATCGTATGCATTGTTAGTTGTGTTTTTCCAATTAATAACTGTATTAAGCGCTTCACCTGTTTGTGATGTTTTATTCTTTTTAGTGATTCGCTTTGACGGCTCCCTAAAAGCTAACTCCATACGTGGATTAGTTGTACCGTCTTGTATAGGTTTAAAGAAGAATGGATAGTGTCTAAACATATAGACCACCTTCTTCATAAAAATATTTTCTTGAGCATCTTTACCAGTTTTCGACTGTATACCCATAAGCTTATCTTTGACTTGGGTTGCCTCGTCAACAAGTACTGCAGAGCATATATTAGTATACCCAGAACGACGGCACTTAGTATAAAGCTGACCAATGCAACGTGGATCAGTTTCGCATGCAGCCATGTGTAGAAAGATTTCACGTTGAAAGTTAAGAAAATACGGATAGCCAATATCTAGCTTGGTCCATTGAAGCATCATGTAATGCCGCCCCGTAATATATGTAGCTGTACCGTTGTTATAAAACCAAAAACCCTCACGCCTACGCCTAAACTCTTCCTCGATATATGGACGAAACCTCTCTCTGAACTCCCTTGGCATTTCCGCCCACTCATCCATAGATTTAATACGAGACAATTCCTGCGGCATAGATACCCTTCTCCACATTTGCATAGAGTCTGATTCTTTATATCCGAAAATTTCCTTCTTCGGCGGCCTTTTTGGAAGGCAAATGAGTAACCCACCGAGTTCGATAAGCTCACCTTGCGTACCGTTGGGACAAATCTTGATAGCAGGCTCATCATATTCTTCTAAATTTAATAATATAGACATTAATAACTGCTACCATTACTATCCATCCTCCCAAGAGACGGCATGCCTTTTTTAGGGTTAGATAACTTCATATATTTTTTACATGGACATTTAACGTCATGTGTAGCCTTTCCGTCAATTATCCTAATAACGGCATTAGAGCACTCTACTTCATGCTCCCCACAATCACATTTATACTTTGACATCATTAATTGTGCTTATGGTGATAAGGTGCAAGATAATTAGGGGCCTTTCCATTACAGCACCATTCCGCGCCACCGTCCCATGGATCAATACACCAGCATTGATTGTAATCGTTCTTTTGAGATCTGTAGTGCTGCTTTACTGAAGAGCACGATGTAAGCGCTACTGCTAGCGCTATAATTATTAAATGTTTCATTTTATTAAAATTAATTTTATCTTAAATCTTGTCTTGCGTCTTCTCTAGTAAATGCTTTACGACCAATATTTGCTTTAATGGCATCCATGATAATTTCTTTTTGCTCATCCGTCCAAGATGTGTCACCCATAAATCTACGAAGATGATGCATATTTGTAGACTCAGAACCTTTTGCTTGTTTAAGCGTCTTAAACACCTCATCGAAGGTTTTATTAGATAAATCAAGACCTTGGCTTTCTGCAGAAGAAAGTCCAGACTTAATGATTGCATCAAACTCTACGTCTTGTGCTTTTTTCCCCGCCATGTAATCTCCCATACCAGTTTTTATTTCATCTCCTTCTCTACCTTGTTCAGTCTGCCGTTTTATAAATTTATCATCAAGAGCAGTACCTTCTTTTCTAATAGACTTGTATAGTTTTTTAAATGCCTTTCTAGAGTCTTTGTCTTGAATTCTACCAGCTCTTTCAACCCCAAGAGAACTTGCAAGTCTTTGTAAAGGACCCATATGAGTACTGTGAATCAACTCATGGTCTTCAACGCTTTCGTCGCCACTTTTACTTGCAGGGTTCATATATACATCTCCAGTACTAGGCATAAAGTATCCAGCATCACTATGTTTGCCAGCCAAATAATCTAATATTTCCCAATTAGGCATATTCGTAATATCAGTTCTACCCAGCCTTCTTTTAGCTCTTCTGTCTACTCTTTCGTCTTGTCTTTCTTGTCTGTCTTGCTGTCTTAAACCTTTTTTATAATCTCTAAATTGCCACCTTTTATAATTTTTGTATTGACGTGGAGTTATTTCCTCTCCTCCCCACGGATCTATTATTTTACCCTCTTCATTCATCCACGGATTTTCTTCCTCTTTTAAGTAAAAATCTTTAGCTGCTTTTATTTTTTCTCTTCTGTCTCTCATACGGTCACCGAGCTGCCTGAAAAAACCCCCATCTTGATATCTCTTTTTTGTTTTCATCTGCTTCTCCTTACTTTAGGTCTGTTGTTAGCTCTGTTTTTTGATTGAGATTGTAATCTTGTATTACCGCCTTTACCGTAGTGAGCTTCATCCATACCATCTCCATTACCGTAGTTTCCTTTTCTTCTGTTTATTTTATTTAAACGAGCTCGGTACTTTTTGGCTTTACCTCCAGCACCGTATTTTCTATATTCTTTTTTATAGTTTCTTTTTTTAACTCGCATAACGCAAAGTTACTTAGAAAACCTTTCCGCAAATCCACCCGAATAATCCTTAGCATCTCCTATTTCCCCGCTTGTTTTAAGATCTTTAATCATCTGCTCTAAACGCTGCCTTTCAACTATAAGTTCCTTACAATCAGTTGCTGTTTGTTTAATAGATTGAAGCTCAGCCTTTCTAGCGCTACCATTTATTTCAGGATCTACAGGCTTCTTAATCTCGTCAATCATATTATCTATAGCAACTTCCATACTACTCATAAGTCTTTTAGCAGCATTTATTGTGGTAAATTTATTCTTCGACGACATATAAAAAATCTTCTGCTCTGGTTCTGTAATATTCTGTGCCATCCACCATGAGGCGGTAGTCTCTATTTCTGCCTATACCAACAACATCCCCTGATTTAACTCCTAGCTCATCGCACATTTTAGATGCGTAAACAATCCTACCTTGAGTAGGGTTTTCTTTTTTATGCTCTACAATCTCAATAAGATCAGATTTTAGGCCTAGGTTCTCTTCTACAGGTTCAAGAAGACACCAATTTGAAAGCGGTTCTATTTTACCTGTGTCTTTGCATTTATACGCAAAGGCTTGCGAATTCATGGAAACCTCAGGGTCATACATAACTAGATAGCAGTCCTCTAATCCCTCGATAGGGGTACCGCCTTGTACAACAACATGATGATGAAAATACATAGTGTCACCAACTTTAACAGGGGTGTTATACTTTAACGGGCAAGCAACAACCTCGCCCTCCATAACTCTGTGTCGGAATTCATCGTATTTTGTTTCTATAAAAATTTCAGAATCACCGATCTTCACACTATCGTTAAACTTTTTAGGGAGTCTAACAATAAATTTATTTAAACTTCTCATTTTTTATAAGGAAATATTTTATTTAATTTATCTTGACGTTTTTTACACCCACAGCCTTTTGGGGCAAGCTTATCCAACCCTGTAGCTTTAGTAACTTTGGCTATTGTGTCGCCAAGACCTGCGCTCTTTTTAGTTTTCATTAGAAGTCTAAATCAAACTCAACAATACAAGGCATATCATCAACAGCCTTCCATAACACCTCAGATCCCTCTAGGTCTGTGTAAACTAGATATCTTTTTTTATTAAAATGCGCAAGATGTCTTTCATCTAATATTATAGTGGATACTTTGCCTCCACCTGCTCTCATGCCGACATAATAAGCCATGGCATCTTTCGGGTTCTTCCCGATAATAATTTTTCTAATAAGTCCGTCCATTTTATTTAATCTTCTAATTCTATACCTGTACCATCCAACAAGTCGTCTATATCTTTATACCCTTCTTTTTTGTCTGTTGGGCTGTACCAAGTACTGTCAATAAAGTTTATTATATTATCTAATTCTTCTTGTGATTCAAGACTATAGCTGTACATGCACTTTAGTCTACTTTCCCCAAATATATTTTGATCTATAAGTCCAGTAACCATAACAGAAATAACCCTTTCTCTCATATTATACTTCTCTATGATGTCATCCATTTCCATAGATAATCGTTTCAATTCTAAGAAAAAAGCATCTTCTTCCATATATTTGTTTAATAATTTATTTCAATGCCTAAAAGTAGAGTCCCCAAAAAAAAACTATTTAGAGAATCATCTAGGTTAAATCAAAGATACGTAAAAAGGAATTATCTCAAGAATTTGAGAAGAGTACTTTTATCCACACAAGAGAGTTATGATGTTTTTCAAAAAGAAATAATGTTTATGATGTGGGCGTATGATCTGGAATTTTGGACGCTTGACTATGCTGCTAAGGATTATGGAGTTAGCAAAAAGAAGCTTGCTGAGAGAACCGTATATCCTTTGGTTAACGAAGGATACGTATATAAACACTTCGATAGGTTGACTCCTTCCGACACATACGAGGATCATCTATTTAGAGACGAAACTAAATATAACTATAGAGTTAGATATGCGTTAACTCAAAAAGCAAGGTTGCTAGTGCAGAGAGTTTACAGAGAGCTAGAAGGTTAATTACGGACCGTCAGCAGCGAAAGCTGGACCGTCAGTTAATGTTCCATTATTACTATTAGCGCTCATGTCATATACAGTGGTGCCTGAACCTGCCTCAGTTCCATCACCCATTTGCAACCAGCATGTAAGATCACCCCCAAGTTTAGATCTAGATAAATCATACTTTCCCTTCTTTCTATGTAGAAAAGCAACTTCAGTAGCGCTTAAAGCTTTGCTAAATGAAGCATATTCAGAAATCTTACCATCTAAAAAATAGCTCCCTGCTTTTCCTAGAGCAACACCACTTGTGTTATTTATACTCGTTGTTGTGTCTGCTATAGTGTCTGCTTCTTCTGTTAATGCTGCACCGTTTATATATACTGCTTGACCTGCATCCCTATCACATGTGTACACAATATGATTCCACCCTCCAGCAAGATCGTTAGATTGGGCTTCGCTTGAATATGTTAGCACAAATGTGCCGCCGACTTTTGCTGTAAAGGACACTTTATCTGAAGGATTTATATAGAATTGCAGGTAAGTAGCACCTCGCGTTTGTTCTTTAAAAAGGAACGGTGTGTTAGTAATGTCGGTAGTAGAATCGGTTTTAAACCAAAACGATAGAGAGAAGTCTCCAGTACCGCTAGCGCTTATATCGTAATCTGAAATAGCAATCGTGTCGTCAGTACCATCAAAATGCACACAATTATTGCTTCTAGCCCTTTTGGGCTTATTTGCCCTTTTAGGGCCTGACATTCCCATTTTACCTAACATTCTCCAAAAAATTCTGTTACGTCCATCTGCGTTAAGATAAGACATTCTGCAAAATCTCTATATGTAATAGTACACTCCTCGCCAGAGGCAACCGCTTCCATTATGTCTGGGTATATTCTCATATATGCTGCTGTACTCTTACCTATAAATCCGTCTTTTTTGATGTTGTTGTTTTCTTGCGTGTCACCCACCAAAAGGCATCCCGCAGTATGCTCGTCGGTATTACCACAATGAATAAGCACATAAGAAAAATTAGGGACATCACAGATTTCAAGCATCCCTTTATGTATGTCGGCAAATCTTTTAGAATACTTTTGATGGAATCCACCCACATCCCGAATACCGAGGCGGTACTCTCCTTCAGGTATACAAGTTTCTCCTTGTATCTTTTTATCTCTGTCTTCATCTTCGAGAGTGTAGCATAAAAATTTTCTTGTTCCATTTGTTATATCGAATAGTATTCCGTTAGTCGAGTCTACTCCTTTGTTGAATCTTATTACTTCGAGTTTCATTTTTTATTTTATTAAGTCTAATCTTTTCAGCTTCTGTTGCTGGATCTTTTCTTTTTCTTATAGGGTTAAAGTAGTGTTTATTCAATTAAAAAGAAGCTGTTATATATTGTGGTCCACCACCAGCATCTGATCTGCCTTTGCTTCGTGCTTCCTTTCTTTGTAAACTTCTATATCTTGCTCTTGCAAAAGGATTTTTAAACTCTCTGTACTCCCCTCTACGTGGATCTGTTGCAAGTGTAGTTCTTTTTAGTACATTACTCTTCCTATTAGCAAGACTCTCTTGTCTGTCTCGTCTTTGTTTAGCCATCCAATTAGCCATTCTTAAAGCAAGGGGATCTTTAGGTTGGTTCTTAGGATCGTTATAAGCCTCTACAGTTTCTTGACTTGGCTTTACAAAACAACCATCTTTTGTACATACTGTATCTTCGCCTGCGTTAGGAGGATCCATAACATCCCTCGTTTTTTTATTCATACCTATATTCCTAAGCATGCGCTCTATAGGTGCAACTTGACGATCCCTTATATTTCTTAATCTATCTTGACTTACTCTTCTAAATTTAGATTTTTTTCCACCTGATCTGTATACTCTCATTACGCTGCTGCAAATATTTCGACGTCAACGCTGGATGTATCAGCTTGGATACCTATTGAGTCGATGTTGGCTAAAGAAACGGTTGCGCCTCCAGCGGCATTTGCGTCCATCACAGAATTATTGAGCAGGAAGCTGTCGCCTGCTTCTAGTTTTACAAAATACTCTTCGTTGTTGCCTCTCACTCTAACATTAACAAAATTAGAGCTATCTAGGTTTGTTAACCTAAGGTAATCTAGTGTCGCATCTTTTATCGTACCAGCAGCAACAGCGCTATCAAATAGCACTACTGTTTGCTCAGCAGAATGAAGACACGTTACTATGCGGTGGTCTATTTGGGTTACCGACTCTGTGTGAGTATTGGTCGAGCCTCTAGATGCACCGTTTAAAGTTACAGCTTCTGTTATAGTGATCGTTAAATCAGCCATATTATCCCATTTGAGATACGCCTCTACGCATCATAGGTTGAGGTCTAACCATTGCCCCTCCTTCTGGAGATGCTGGACCTTCTCCCCCCATCTCTGATTCCATTTTAGCGTCAATCATCTCTCTAAGCATCATAATGTCTTCAGGAGCCATAGCTTCAAGCATCATAGCCATTTTCTCTTCTTTACTCATTTCTTGAGCTGGAGGTGGTGCACCTTGAGGCATTCCCCCGTCTTGATATTTAGTATACATAGTGTTGTTGTTTTTTACAAATATACTGTATATCTACACTTAGTTTTTTAAGCGTTCTTGAAGTTTATTTATCTTTTTGGTAAACTGAACTTCTTTCCTAAGACCCTTACTTGCTTTTTTATCCCAAGCTTGACCTTCAGGTACATCTTGCCATCCTATAACTATATCTCGTTTACCCTCAAGATCTTTAATTTTTTTTCGAATTCTATTTTGTTTTCTTACACTCATTCCGCCCTTCCTAGCTTTTTTGATGTTAATTTTACCACCTGACTTATACAATGGTTCCTGAAGCTCTGAATCAACAGGCCTTTCATAAAAAAGTTGATCACCCTCCATTGTTAGATACGCTCCACCACCTAATATAGGTAGGGTAGCTGGTAGCTGATTAAGCAACCCGCTTAGTTTGCTGAAGTAACCTCCTCTTTCTGCAGCAGGTAAGCCTTCTGCCATTTGAAGCAACCTCGCCCCAAATTCTGTAGGTACACTTGGAGCCCTCATATTAATAACTTCTGATAAGCTGGGTGGCGCTTTTAGAAATACATCACCTTTTTGGAAAGCTTTTTCTAAAATTTCTGATGTTATCTCTTGGTGAGCTGTTCTTATATATCCCTTTTCCAATAAAGAACCCACAACCTCTTGAAGATATCCTAAGCCTTCCACCCCTCTAACATATGCTGTATCGGCTTTTGTGGTGGATTTTGTCAAATAATTAAACATCTGCTCCCCTGTAATCTGAGGAATGCCTGGACCTACTTTTTGGCCAGCTTCTCCGAATACGTTTTGTACCAAATGTATAATATCAACATCTAAGGCGGTTAAATTATCTCCCCCCATGATATTTGCACCTTGAACGCCGTGGCCTTTAACTTCGTGACGAAGCACAGTAGTACTTCCTTTTTGGTATGTAGTGCCTGGACCAAGAACAACACTTCCCGTTACATCTTTTGGATGGGCAAAACCAAATGCTGAATTCATTATTTCATCGCCAGCACTTGTAGGGGTTTTACCGAGCTTAGGTATATTGCGATAGTCGGCAAGTTCTTTTAATTGACGTATTTCGTCGTCAGTATATTTTGCTAAAAGTTCTTTCGGTATCTTTTTGTTCTGAGTAAAATAACTAAGAATACTGGTGGTTGGTTCACCTACATTGGCATTAAATTCAGCAAAAAGTATTCTGCTAGGATTATATTCAGATGATCCAGGTATCAAACCTTTAGCGAAAATATCCTCGCTAACCCTATTCATGCTGGAACGCATCGAACCCTGCACATTTAGTATTTTTTCATTAACAAGGTGTTTTAGCTGAAAATCCGTTAGTGCAGGTAACCCTTGTTCTTTTCGTGTACGATTGATGAGATCTGTCATCCTTTTTCTCCCCTCCTTGCTAGTGAGCTCTTTCATTATACGGATTGATTCTTTTTCTATAGTTCTAGCTCCGTTCCTCGCAACAGCTCTTTCACCCAATAAACCAGGTAGTTTTTCAGCCCACTTAGAGTAAGCGGGATTATTAAGTAGTTTTGTGTAATAATCCGATGTTGCAACCTTCCTTATCCATTCTGGGTCAAAAATACCCTGCTTGACATATTGGTTTATATCACCAAAAACAGTGACTACCCTAGGGTCATCAGGTATTACACCGTCATCCATTAATTTAGACACCATATTTTGTGTCTTTTTGGTTCCCTGCTTTTGCATTGTCCTGGTAGTAAGCTTATTGATTCCCTGTCTAATGAGCGAAGGTCCTTTCGTAACAGCAGCTTTACCTAACCCAAAAATAACTAACGGATCCGCCAATATATCTACTGCAAGACCAGCCCAAAAGTTTTCTATTTCTAATCCTTCAGACGGAAATAAAAAACCTGAGTCTTCATCTCTCTCCCCTAAAAAGTCTTTCGTTATTGCAAAAGGGTTCAAATCTGCCTCGTTTCCTGTTGCCGCTTCAATAGTAGTATTTATCATGTATCTCTGAGGCCAAGTCAAAGCATCTAATGGGCCTCCGATTGTGCCTATAGCCATTGCCTTCCCCGCTGTATTCATAGCATGTCTTACACCTTGCTTAAAAGCCTCCCGATCTTCATCGGATGCATATGGCACTTCATAATTAAGATCCTCATCAAACATACCACCGCCTAGCCTATCTACAGCGCCTTCTATAGAGTCAAGCTTCTCAAAGAAGCTTCTAGATGACTTTCTCTCACCAGCCTTACCTATATAGACATCGCTTGAAGGATCATCAAATATTTGCTCTTCTGTAAACCCTTCACTCAATAACCGCTTTGCCATTTTTTGTTGAAACCTAGTATATGGAGAGTCATCAGCAAATTCTAGAGTGGTTCCACCGATTAAACTAATTGGCTGCCCTGGGTAGTAGCCTGTCTGGTCGGTTTTTGTATAAAAGGATGTTTGTGGATTAGCCGTAAGCTCCCCGTCTTCTCTATATAAAGGAAAACCTTCAATAGATTGAGTTAAGTATTGAGCTTCCCCTGTAGATGTATGAGTATGCGGTACCCCGCCACCATCGTGATATCTTTTAATAGGAGACTTTCTTCTTTTTTTTCTTAATCTAGGCATTGTTTTTTAATACTTTCATTCTGTTTCTTTTCTTAAGGGTCATCTTCCCCCCTTTAGCATATATAGAATTCATAAGTTTAAGAATCTCTTCATCTGTAAAGCCATCTCCAGGGTTAAACCATTCAGCCTCCCTCAGTTGTTCTAAAGCTCTTGCGTACTGTTTATCTGGGTGTCCAGATGTGTCTGCTGTAGCTTCAATCTTATCTAAGTCTTCTTGAGTGTAGTTAGAGAGCTTACCACTTAAATTTTTCAAAACACGTATTCTCGCAAGAACTTCCGTAGGGCTCCTATAGTATTCTGCTGGGCTGTTATATCCAGGCCCGCTATAACCAAATTCTGCTTCATAACCACCTGGATATATATCTTTATTTCTTTCAAAGTACCTATCCCATGAAGTATTAACAATATCTTGTAGAATTTCGGCTTCACCAGGGGTTAAGTTTAAATTGTCGGCCCATTGACCGTGACGGTCGCCCATCCCTGTTGCATCCATAGCATGAGAAATTTCCTCTAGGGCGGTGTCTCTTACCTGCTGTGTTGGTGTAAGACCTACTCCAACCATAAATGGATCACGATCATCTGTTTTATGATAATATGCTCCATAAAAACTCTTTCCATCACTTTCAGCTTCAGGGTCTATTATGTCTCTTGTTAGCGCTGTTTCTGGATATAATGTATAAGGTACGTTTTGAGAGCTTTCAAATCTACTCTGTATAGCCATATTTGCAAGATCTTCATAGCTCATAGTATAGAGAATGTCATCTAACTGCCTTTCAAAATAAGTAGGTAGATCACCATAACCGCCCTTATAGTCCTCTATATCCTCTTCGCTAAATAGTTCTGGTTGCTCTTCTATTGTTTTTAATATGTTTTCTTTTGAAAAAGTAGGGTTTGTCCTTCTAATTAAAGTCTCAGCATACCATCGCTGATCACCAGGCAGCATTGATCGTCTAGTGTCGTAGTCATGGGCATAAAGTTTTCCCCAAGCAAGATCGTCAACAGTTAAATTTCTAATCTCTCTTCTTGATAGGTTACTGATATTTCTACCATCTGCTGTTTTTTCCGTATCATAGTCTGGAAACGCCTTAAAGTACGCAAATTTGTCATCAGGGTGATAACTGTATTCTGGGTCTTCAGCGTATTCTGCCTTTAGTCTTGCATACGTCTCAGGGTCATCCCTTCTAGGATTAAAATTCAACAAGTGATTCTTTAATTTATCAAATTCTGACTGCTTGTACTCACTAATTAAAGTATCAGAGGTTTTACCGTAGCTTTCAAGCGCTTTTAGAACGTCTACTGTTGAGTCATCCCATCGTTCTTCACCAAACTCACCAGGCCGCGTATTGGTAAATGGTGCGTATTCTCTTGGATCAACATCTCTACCTTGACTACGTAATTGATCTGCTAATAATTGTCTTGCAGGCCCTAAATTGTAATATTGATCATAATATTTTCTAACAGCATCTACAGCTTGATCCTGTGTAGCGTCATATTTAATCATCCAGTCCTGAAACGGTCCCTCCTCCGCTGTCATTTCATACTCTGTCTTGTCTCCGCTGGCTTCTAGGGCTCTTAAGAGATCCCCCATCATAGTTCCCTCAGGAGGTAGCTCACTACCGTCCTCCGTATGCTCACCTCCGTGATCATATTTCTTTAGTTTGAACTTTTTACGCCTATATGCTCTCATAAAGCAAATATACTACTTATCTCTTCTTCTCTTATACATACTCAGAGCAATAGCAACCGCCTGTTTAAGCGGTTTCCCCTCCATCATGATCTTCCTGACCTTATCTGCAACGTATTTACTCTTCTTTGTCTTCATAATACAGCTATCCCGTATTTAACACTCTAAATGCTTACTGGTATATATACCCTAATCATCTAGATTAGCTTTAATATGCATTATAGAATAGCAAAGTTATAACATAAATTTTTAAAAGTCAAGTCTAAAGCTATTATTTAAGTAAATCGTCTAATTGACCGCCTATCAATGCTTTACGGTAAGGAAGGGGTGAGTAACCATCGCAAGCAAGATCCGAAACCCCTGGAAAAAATGGTGAGAAATGTTTAGGGTGGGGATTATATATGTATACAGACGTTGGCGCACGCAACCCGAAACGACTTTGCATTGCGTTACGTCGCACCTTTTCGCGTTTTCGCGCATACATTTCAGCTTTTTGTGTCAAGTTGCTGTGGTTCAGTGTGTTAGAGCAGTTGGCTAAAGCTATGCTTTCACTCGCGTATGTTATGTTGCTCTCCAAGAGGAGAGGACAATACCCCACCTAAAGCTTTGCTTTATGTATATAGCCCCCTTATAGGGGATTTAGTGTTGGCATTTATCTGTTTGTATTAGCAATTATAATACTAAGCATAGCTTAGTATTAAGCTGTTTGTATTGACAATTAAATTACCAACAAAATCTCTTCGTGTCATGCTCGTGTGATGCTCGTGCCATGTCCGCATCATGGCGCACTCATCATGCGCAAAGGTCATGCTAATTTTCGCCTGTTTCCCCACGCATAATGCGCAGGAGAAATCGCGCACGAAATTAACCCTCTGAAAGTTTGGATATTGGAAAGTCATCGCCATATATTTGCACCGTCGATTCACTCGGAATTGACACAAACCAAAAATCTTAATTTCATGGAAATTACAATTCAAAACATCAAAGACTGCCGTAAGGCAGTAAACCAAGCGAAGTTCAACCCAACGAAGGCACGTAAGACACGAGCAGTCAAACTCCTAAAGGAGTTAATGGAAGCGGTTACTAACCTCGAAGAGGTTAAGGCTAAGCCAAAGCGTAAGAAGTCTAAGACTTCTAAGCCGAAGGCAAAGCGCAAGCCAAAGACTCAACGACTCGAAGAGTCGCAAGCTAAGGACAACGTAGCTGAGAACTTCATCTCTGATGAAGTAGCTGAGGTGAACACGCTACCTGAGTT